GCATGTCAGGATCTGAGCAAAAGTTTCCAAGAGAGACATTACAGTTTTTAGAAAGACAAGCAGAACCCTATTCTTTTGAAGCGGGCATTGGAGGCTCTTATAACACAACCTCCGGATCAATACAGCTTGTTAGCGGTCAACAAGACTATAATATCTACAAAGAGCTTAAAGATGAAAGCGGAAATTTACTTTATTCTTCATCGCTAAATACACAAACATCTAAAATGAAATTACAGGAAGTATTTCACTTTAATCCGCAGGCTGCATACAGGTTCTTTGACACAACGTCAGCAATCAACTATCTCAATAATGAGTTTAGTTTTGAATCATTTACACCCGAGACAATGTTTTATGTGCTCCCAGTATTTGAGGATATCCTCCGCGCCGGCCAGATGGATATCTCCCATCGTGTTAGAAGATCTAACTATTCATATAAGATAATGGGGCAGAATATAAGGGTGTTTCCAACGCCTACGGGAAATCAATCTAATAAAAAGCTCTGGATAAGAGTTGCATTTGCTCCAGATCCGCTCAATCCATCATATGGAGACAATACAATTTACGGCGTTTCTAATCTTTCTAATATCCCGTTTGGCGACTTGACATATGCAAACGTCAACAGCATGGGAAGACAATGGGTAAGACAGTATACATTATCACTAAGCAAAGAGCTGCTTGGTCTAGTAAGGTCTAAATTTAAAACTATTCCTATACCCAATACAGATATATCGCTAGACGGTGACAACTTAGTATCACAAGGAAGAGAAGACAAGAAAGAGCTTGTAGCCCAACTTAAGGAAATGTTAGACTCTATGACATACGATAAGATCATAGAAGTAAATGCGACAAAATCTGAAAATATTCAAAAGCACTTAAAGACCATACCCGTTCCTAACGGTCGTGCAATTACAATGGGATAGGAGAAAATAAATGGCGAGACTTTTTGTAACTCCTAGAGAAATCAATTTAATTAATGACCTCACTAAAGAAATAATAAAAGATGTCGTAGGGCAGAAAATTTATTATTACTCAATCTCAGAGGCAAAAACAAAAATTAATGAGCTTTATGATGAGTCACCTGAGAAGTTCTTTGAATCTCCCGTTGAAATTGAGTGCTTAGTTGACTATCAAGAGCCCACATTTACCACAAATAAATACGGAATTGAGAAAACACAAAATATCGAAGTCTTTATTCAATCAAAAGATCTCTCAGATAAACAAATAGAAGTAGACGCAGGTGACTTTTTTACTTACGGATCTGTTATTTTTGAAATAACATCTGTGACAGTAACAAAAAATATCTTTGGCCAGATTGAGCACAACGACGGAATTAAACTAATTGGTAAACAGAGTCGTAAACAGGTTTTCTTCACCAAAGTTTTGGGACCAACAGATTCACAACACTCAGATCCTGATGCAGTACAAGATACATTTGTCCAGCAAAGAGGGTTTAAGACAAATCAGCTTGGTGAAACGGGTGATGTCAGAGAGTTACAAAAAAACGGTGTTCTTGACAAGCCGATAACTAAACCTAAGGAAGTTTCTAAAAAAGGTGAGCCTGGAAAAAGCGGTTCTTCTTTTTATGATGAATAAATAAAATGACAACTCGACAATCTATCAATGATCCATCAAAAAATCCAACTTCTAAGCAAGAACGATTACCCTCTGGTCTAGAAGGACAAAATATTCCTGATGACTTCTATCTTCCTCCATGCGGGCTGGAGGATATCGATAAAGCATTGTTTGATTTGTTTGACAAAGAAATACAGTTTTCAATTTCTCAAAAAAGTGAATCTCGGAAGGTGCCTGTTGTATTTGCTACGGGAGAAAGATTTGCGCTAATTAAAAGAAAGAAACCATTAAAAGATGAAAACGGCGCACTTATTTTACCTTTGATTTCAATAAGGCGAACATCAATTGAGCAATCTTCTTCTGTAGAAAAATTAGCTGACGTTGGAGATCTTGTTATAAAAAGAAGATTAAGTGCCAGAGATCCAGTTTATCAAAATTTAATTAATCGTCAAGATTTAAGGCACCAAGAAAATGTAAGATCATCTGATAATAATGCAACAAGCGCAGATCCAATATCATCAAAGCCAGGAACAGTCAACTCTAGAAGACTTCCAGTACAAACGGCGTCCGGCGGCCCAGTAATTTCTAACAATGCAGGATCTCATCATATTTATGAAGTAATTACAATTCCTTTCCCACATTTTATCGATGTATCATATGAAATTACATTCTGGACATCATATACGTCGCATATGAATCAAATGATTGAAAAGTTTGTAGGTTCGTATACAGGAACAAGAAATCAATTCAAAATTGAATCAGAAAAAGGGTATTGGTTTGTTGCCTACCCAGATGTTTCAGTTTCAAATCAAGATAATTTTGACGACTTTACTAATGATGAAAGAATCATAAGATATACCTTCAATATGAAAGTTCCCGGGTATATTGTTGCTTCTCAAAATCCAGGTAATATGAGCCCGTTTAGAAAATTTGTTTCTGCACCTGATATTCATTTTGATATGTTTACGTCCAATGCACCAATAGTTAATCATCCAAGAGGGCTTCCAGATCCCACAGGAGATCTAAATAAGTTTGTTCTTAGTGACGTAAATGAATTAAACGAGGCGGGAAACGTAGTTGAAAATGATCGATATGTATATCTGAAAGCACAAACAAAAGTTAGAAATCCTTTTACTAAAGAGGATAAAATAGAATACTTAAAAGTACTAACTCGCAATCAACGTCAGGGTGAAACTGTAGTAAGTTCACGTATCATCACAAAGATCGATGAGCTTTAATTAGACATTTGGGCTATTTTTGCATATTTATAAGTGACGTTAGTGAGTCCAGTAGGAGACTAATCATATGGCTGAGCAAACTTTTAGATCCCCCGGGTTTTTTGAACAAGAAGTTGACTTAACACAACGAGTTCAATCTCCCTTGGGAACACCCGCAGGTATTATAGGCACTTCTGATAAAGGCCCAGCCTTTGTACCGGTATCTGTAGGGTCCTTCGCAGATTTTAAAACTAAATTTGGAGATCTTAATTCTAAGAAATTTGGTCCTTATGCGGTAAATGAATTTTTAAAACACAGAGATGCAGTAACCTATGTAAGAGTTTTGGGTGCAGGAGCAAATGAAACAACTACAGATTTTAATACAACTTCAACACAGGGTTCTGTTAAAAATGCAGGTTTTAAAATAACGCCCGTAACTTCAAATGCACAACATTCAGTAGGGGCTGTCCATTTTCTCGCTGCAAAACATTATGTTTCTGCATCAGAAGCTTATGGATATCCGGTCTTTACTCATAATGATTCATTTGGTGGAACAAAATTTGTTAATCTAGTTCGAGGCATTATTTTTACAACAAATGATACTCGAGTTGGCGTTTTAAGTGCATCACTTTATGCATCTGCATTTAATGCAGGTGATCGATTAGCACTTGAGGGTGGAGACAATATTGCTACACCGTATTCTGCAAGTAATGCTTCGGGAATGGGCGAAAAATTCAAGCTAATTATTTCCTCATCAGATACAGGTTTCGGAGGAGAAGCTCCTGATGCTGCTAATGGAATTCGTGTTTTAACCGCGTCTCTAAACCCAAGAGACAAAGATTACATTAGAAATATTCTTAACACGAATCCTGATAAGTTTTCACAAGAAAAACACTTGCTTTATGCAGCATTTGATGTTGAGCCAGAAATTGCTGCAATGGCAATCGCAGACAAGTCTGTTGTAATGATGTCAGGATCATCGATTACTTCTCCAAATAATAATGGTGGAGAAAACTTCCTTACATCATTTGGTCGATTTGATACAAGATATACAACTCCAAGAACAACCAGCTTTATTTCACAACCTTTTGGTCGAACAGAATATGATTTATTCTATTTTGAAACGCTAAGTGACGGCGCATATGGAACTGGAAAATACAAGATTTCTATAGCTAATGTCCGCGGATCTACAGATGAAAACAACCCGTACGGAACGTTTACAGTTCAAGTAAGAAGTTACGATGATAACGACAAGTCAAGAGAAGTTCTCGAAGAATTCCCAAATTGTGACTTAAATCCTAGCTCTGAAAACTTTATCGGAAGAATGATCGGCGATAAAAAAGTTACATTTAACTTTGACGCTGAACAAGAATCAGAAAGAAAAGTTATTGTTTCCGGAAAATATGCCAACAAATCCAACATTATAAGAGTTGTTCTTTTAGATGATTTGGTAAGCAAAAGCGCCCCAAAAGAATCTCTTCCATTTGGATTTAGAGGAATACCTACACTTAAAACTAGTAATAACTTAGCAGATTCACTTCCTGGAACATCTACATCGACTGCACTTAAATCAACACGATCTAGGCTTGGAATTCATGCAGCACGCACGCTTCCATCTAGTTCACAAGGTGGAAACTTAACGGGATCAATTGTTCCGCCTGTCCCACTTAGATTTAAAGTAACAAATGGTGCAGTAAAATCAGGAACTGCTCCCTTTGTTGGATTCCCAGGAGATCAAGAAACAGTTGATAATCGATTCTACTGGGGCGTTAAGACGACAATGATACCAGGTGATAGCTCAATTCAAGATTCCGGAATTTCAAATGCTGCATTAAAATCAAATGCTTCATCTGAGGTCAACAAGGGGTTGATTGATCAAACTAAGTTTTTGGGCATTCAAAAAATGGATGTTCTTGCAACTGGTTCGCAAATAATACCTGCAAAGGCTGGCGACTTCAAGACATTCAATAACAATAAGTTTACTTTAGCAAGGGTTGCATTATCACGCCGAGCTGGCGGAACTGCCACAGGAACCTATAATGATACAGAGATTACAGGCGCAATTGGCCCGTTTATGAGAGAGGCAGTCTATATAAGAGACGGACTAGTAAATCCGTCATCTTATACAATAAATGATAGCCAAACTGAGGGCGCAAATAGAATTACCTTTGCAACGATGCTAAATCAAACTTCTTCGCTTACATTTAATAAGTTTACAGAGTATACAAAGTTTACAAACATATTTTATGGCGGATATGACGGTTTTAATATTTTAGATAAAAATGCTGCAAGAATGAATGACAAGTCTACATCTCTAGATACGTCTGGCGGAGCTAATATATCGTTTACATCACCGGGTATGTCATCTAATATGGCAGGAACAGGTAAAGATAATAATGCAGTAAGATCATATCGTGCAGCAATTGATATCATGACAGATCCGTATGCAGTCAATACAAACATCTTAGCAATTCCAGGAATTAGAGAGACATTTGTTACTGACCACGCGTTGGATAAAAACAAAGATTATGGAAAATCTATCTATCTAATGGATATGCCAGAGTACGATGGAGATGGAAACAGGCTCTATGATGACTCTACTGGAAAACCAAGCGTCACAAAAACAATTTCAGAGTTTGAAAGAAGAACACTTGATAATAATGCCGCGGCCGCCTACTTTCCAAACGTAGTTATTAGCGATGATAAAACAGGAGCAAATATCGAGGTGCCAGCCTCAGTTGCAGCTATAGCAGCGCTAGCCTATAATGATAAAATAGCTTATCCTTGGTTTGCTCCAGCTGGATTCAATAGAGGCGCTTTAGACTTTGTTCAAAATGTAGGGGTAAGACTAACAGCGGGCGACAGAGATTCGCTATATAGCGCAAGAATTAATCCAATTGCAACATTCCCACAGCAAGGGTATGTAATATTCGGACAAAAAACACTACAACAAGCCAAGTCGGCCCTTGATAGAGTCAACGTAAGAAGAATGCTCCTTGAGGTTAAGAGAATTGTTTCGCAAGTAGCTAATGGATTCGTATTTGAACAAAATACGCCCGCGCTACGATCAAAATTTGTTGCTCAAGTTACACCTTTGCTGGCCGTTGTCCAAGCGCAAAGTGGAATTGAACAATTTAAGGTTGTCATGGACGACTCTAATAATAGCCAAGAGGATATCGAGGCTAACAAGCTAAATGGTCGAATTGTAATTGTTCCGACTAGAAGCATTGAATTCATATCAATTGATTTCATTGTCACAAATGCGGGCGTAAGCTTTGCATAAGGTATATTTAAGAATGATATCTTGGAGATTTAAGTAATGGGTGAACGTACTTTTAAAAGCCCGGGAGTAAGAGCTTTTGAGATTGATAGATCAGGACCAACTCCTTCTGGGCCTACCGGTGTTCCAGCAGGTGTTATAGGAACCTCACAAGAGGGGCCAGCTTTTGTCCCGGTTACAGTATCAAACTTTTCCGAATTTGAAACAAAGTTTGGTTTTATAGATGGATCACAATTTGGTCCGTTAGCTGCTCAAGAATGGCTTAAGAATGCAGGAGCTTTGACATATGTTAGGGTTCTTGGAGCAGGTGATGGAAAAAGAAGATCAACATCTGATGGAACTGTAACGCGAGCAGGATTTGTTGTCGGTGATCAACAACCTTTGGCAACACAATACCTCGGAGATAATCCGAGTGCCAACACAGGCGGCCCCGGAGGCCAGCTAGGTAGAACATATTTTCTAGGCTGTTATATGTCAGAATCTGCAGGGAGTACAATCTTGCAAGATTCAGGGATAGAAAGAGCGGCCGATACCGATACTGTTCGAGGAGCATCATCAATACTTCGAGGAGTTCTAATGGCCGCCTCGGGCGTTGCTCTAAGATTATCTTCCTCGAACGGCGTTGTTAATAGCACGACCCCCGCCTCGTCAGATGATTCTTCAACAGTCAGAGGATTTCTTACGGGTACTGTTAACTTTGTTAATACATCTCCAAAATTCACTATGCTTCTTCCGGGTCACAAAGGAAGTGATTATCCAAGAGTTCTAACTGCGTCTTTTGACCCTACAGATAAAGATTATTTTGCTAATACATTCAATAAGGACCCGCAAAAGATTCAAGATCATGGCTACGTTCTCTATACGCACTACGATGTTTATCCTAGCTTTGCTGTAGTAACAGGATCAGGAATCACAGCTAAGGGTAGATCTATGATCAATAGCGCAGTTTCACCCGCAGGCCTCTATTCAGGAAGTGCAGATGTCGCATTCTTGCTCACGGGTGCCTTAGGAAGAGATGCAGGCGCAACAGCCACACCTAATTTTGAAAACTTTAGAGAAAGATTTAGAGCAGCAAGAACACCATTTATTGTATCACAAAAATTTGGTGGATCTGCAAAAGATCTATTTAGAGTTCATATGCTTAGCGACGGAGTTCTTAAAGGAAAATCGTCAGATTCAGTAGGGTCTAATACAAAGTATAAGCTTTCAATTGAAAACGTCGCTAAGTCATCAGATGCTTTGAATAAATACGGAACATTCGATCTTGTCCTTAGAGACTTCTATGATAATGATGAAAATGTATTTGTATATGAGTCACATAGAGGTCTTACCTTAGATCCTACATCGACAAATTATATTGCAAGAAGAATCGGCGATTTAAACACGTATTACGACTTTGATCAAGCAGCAGGATCGCAAAAACTTGTTGTAGAAGGAAAATATCCCAATGTTTCAAGTAGAATTCGAGTTGAAGTATCGTCCGATGTAGATGAAGACGAGATAGATGATGAAGCACTTCCCGTTGGATTTAGAGGCTTAGATCACCTTCTAACCTCAGGTTCTAATGCATTAGCAGCACCACCCGATTCATCAGGTGGTGCACATCAAATTCAAAAAAATCCATCGCTTGTTCTAAAATCAGCTGTCCAACCCCCGGTGCCTTTAAGAGAAAATATTGCAATGGGTCTTGCTCCCAAGAAGATTCCAAACAAATCTCTTTATTGGGGTGTTCAATTTGAAAAGAAAATACTTTTAAATGAGCCAAATAAAAGCTCAGTTATTGATCCCACTATTGCCAGCTTTACAAAATTCTTTCCAGATTTTGCAGTTTCAAATCTTAATGTTATGACTGGATCAAATGCTGGAGAAGCAGATTCTAGTGGGTTTGTATTAGATTGTGATAAGTTTAACAACAATGGCTTTACACTTGAAAATGTTAGAGTTGCAACTGGTTCGAACGGCTTAGCAACAACGGTAGATAGTTATCTTGTTAATAGCTGGTCCTACGTAAGAGATGGTGATATCTCAATTAGCGATGCAAATAAAACAAGAGCATTCAATGTGTCAGATACAGCAAGCCCAGCTGTTAGAAGACTTGCTAAATTCACAATGCCATTCCAGCAAGGATTTGATGGATCTAATATATTTGATAAAAATGCTGCAAGCCTATCTAATCTCTCTGCTAAGGGAGAAATGGATGACTCTAATAGAGGATTAACAGCAGGAAATACTGTTGCGGCATTTAAAAAAGCGCTAGACGTTATGGGAGAAAAAGCAGATGTTAATATCCAGCTTCTAGCTCTTCCCGGAATGAGAGTTTCAACTATAACTGATGATGCAATTTCAACTGTTGAAAATAGATTTGATGCACTATACTTGATGGACATTGAAGAAAGAGATACAGTAAACTCTGTAGTTACATCTTCTATTCAAAACGTAAGTGTAACAAATACAGTTTCGTCATTTAATGATAGATCTTTAGACAGTTCATTTGCTGCAGCATACTTCCCAGACTTGAACGTAGATGTTCAGGTTAAAACACTAAATACAGCAACAAAAACAGTCGTTGCCAATACTGCGACTGTTCAAGTACCGCCTTCGGTTTCTGTTCTCGGAGCATTTGCATTTAATGATGCTGTAGCATTCCCGTGGTTTGCTCCTGCGGGCTTTGCAAGAGGCTCTATGGGTGCACAATCAATTGCAGTAAGATTGAATGAAGATAATATCGATGATCTAAACGACAAGAGCATTAATCCAATTATTAGCTTCCCAAATAGTCAAGGCCCGGTCATATTCGGACAAAGAACATTGCAATCAGCAGCATCTGCTTTAGACCGCGTAAATGTTAGACGACTCTTGATTGACTTGAGAAGATCTGTAAAACAAGTCGCCCAACAATTAATTTTTGAACCAAACAGAGAATCAACATTGCAAAGATTTACTGCACTCGTCACTCCGATCATGAAGCGCGTCCAGCAAAATCAGGGCATCGATCGATTCCGTGTTATTATTGATTCTAGCACTACAACACAAGTAGATATCGAAAATAATACAGTTAGAGGCAAAATCTTTTTACAGCCTACACGAACAGCAGAGTTTATTTCTCTAGATTTTGTTGTAACAAATTCAGGAGTAGAAGGACTTTGATGGACGTTTTTGTCGCAACTCCATATTTAATAACGTCTGATTAGGAGATCGTAATGGCTGAAACTCTTTCCGTTTCTGAAATGCTTCCAAATAAGTTTGAACCGAAACGCAATTTTCGGTGGGTTTTTTCTATTGAAGGTATTGATGCCTTCTTAATGAAAGAGGCTGCACGCCCACAAATACAAAC